AGTGCTCTCTGTAAGCCGCAAAGTCAAGTCTACATAGTGTTCGCAGAAATATTTAGCGTTGTTAAGTAGTCGGTTAGACGGCAAGTAATAGCGTTGAAAGCCCTCGTTTGTATTACGCAATATGTACTGATTTTCGTGCATGCTTGACAGTATTTTACTGCACTGTGTTCTATCCATGTCTAGATAATCTGCCATTATGCTGACCGTCCAACCGTCTGGATAGCCTTTCTTGTTGAAGCACCAAAAGATTGCCTGACGCTCTCTAGAGGCATGGATAAACCTCGCTAAATCATTATCCACATTCCAGTTTTTCTTTTGATAATACATCTGCACCTCCAGTTCGCATTGCGTTTCAACAAAATCTGCTATCATATCCTCGCGCATTCGGCGCAGTTCTTGCCCATCAACAGGGAAATATTCGATTTTGTATTTATCTGGATGGCGCAACATTGTGTTATGGGCGTCGATAAAATCCTGTGCGGATTGCGTTTTTACTTCCTTATTCATTTATTCCTCCTTAGTACAATGTTGCGAACCGTTGAGGCGTACCAGACGCCTTGAGTGTCGCGTTTATACCTGGCTGAATTATTTGGCGTTGGTATCTCTTGAATGTTTAACTGTCTTGCAATCGCGTTATAGCCTAGCCCTTGCGTCAGATATTGCTCTATCATTGGCCAGATTTGTGCATCACGTTCTGCTGCAAGTTTGGCTTGGGCTTGATTGCCTAGCTTTCCAGACTCACTAATATTCTCATGCGAACCTAGTCTGTCAACTTTTTTGCCAGAGCGTTTGGCAATCACCTCCTCACCGGCATCAAGTCTGCGCTTAATATCATCCAACGCCGCCTTGCTTGTTTGTGCAACACGTTTGCGAGTGATGTCTGCCGCCGCACTAAGCACATGCAATGACCCTTTTGATATTTTGGGATCATCTGCAACGGCAATGGTCATGTTATGCATTTCGACTTGATGCTTGAGCCACGTTAAGCCTTGCCACTTTCTTTTGGTGAATCCAGAAAGCGAACTGAGCGTGAAAGTCTCGTTATTCGTGCGGCAATACCTAGCGCACGCTTGTAGCTCCTCACGGTCCTCTGTATCGCGCCTCTCGCGCCCCTCATCTTCTGTAAACCATTTTACTTCTGCGCTTTGGGCTTTGGCTAACGCTCTAATTCCAATGCGTTGCTGTTTCTGATGATCTTCCGACGCACCAAAAACAAATCCTCCATACTTCATGGTGTATTCCTCCAGTTTTTATAAAGCATATGAAAGTTAGATTTTATGTCTAGTATTTGTTTTTTCTGCCTATCGTGATGGCCCGATACCCGCCTACACAATAATCACAATCCTCACCTACCAAGACTTGCTTGCCTGCAATGGGTGAATACTCCCACCGATGCACACGTTGCTTGCCTCCACAAACTCTGCACATATGGTCGTAATCTATGATGTGTCTCATTCTGTTTCTCCTGTTTAATTAATATCTAATACTTGTATAGTTAACGTGTATTGCTCCTGTGTTGTTACTGTCTCCTATTCATATATATCAAATTGCTATCATTATACAAGTACTGAATACAGAATTTTATAATAAAATGACAAGCACGGAAGTTTTACATGGAAAATCAACAGGTTACGTTGTTCGTCAGAATTGATGGTCAGTTAAAAACCAAGCTAGAAAACGAAGCAAAAGAAGATCGGCGCAGCGTCGCGTCCTTACTTCAGCAAATATTAAAGCACAGATATGAGGCCGAAAATGGGGCTAGATAGAACCTATTGCGGCATTGATCCAGGTTACAAAACTGGTGGCGTTGCCCTACTCTGTGGCGATTGGTGCCAAGTCTATGATCTGCCGACATTTTCAGAAGGCGGCCTGAACGCTCACGAATTGAAAGACATACTGCAAAGCACGCAGATTGACTTCCTTATAATAGAGAAACAAAGCGCAAGACCCAAGCAAGGCGTTAGCTCTGCGTTTAAAATTGGCATGGGCTACGGTCAAATCCTCTCAACGGTAGGCGTGCTTAACATCAAGCACCAGATTGTAACGCCTGCAAGTTGGAAAAAAGCGTTGCACGTACCGGCAGATAAAGACGGTGCAAGACGCCTAGCAATCCAACAGTTTCCCAAAGTAAGCGACCAACTAAAGCGCAAAAAGGATGAACACAGGGCCGAAGCGTTGCTCATGGCTGCATATGCGAGGGCAGTAGAGTGAGTAAGCAATTTTCTGCATATACTGTGACAGAGGTTCCAAAGAAAACAGTGCATGATTTACTTATACAAAATCATTATTTGCACCGCCTACCCTCTGTTTCTTATGCATTTGCATTGTACAACTACCAGATATTAAAAGGCGTGTGCACTTTTGGATCACCGCCAGGCAAAGACCTATGTATAGGTTTATGTGGGCCAAATTACCGTCACGAAGTTTTAGAGTTAAATAGATTATTTTTAGTAGAAAATAAAAAAAATTTAGCGTCTTTCTTTGTCGGTGCTTGTTTAAAAAAACTGCCGACTCCTAAATTAATTGTAAGTTACGCAGACACTAGCGCAAATCACCACGGTTACATTTATCAAGCTACAAATTTTATTTATACTGGCCTGTCTGCTAAACGAAAAGACCCTATCAGCACGTTACATTCTCGGAGTGTTAAATGGGATAAAGACAACACGATAGAGCGCCCACGTAAGCACAGATATGTCTACATTTGTGGAAACAAGCAGCAAAGAAAAGAGCGTTTAGCAAACTTAAACTACGACATTTGCAGTTATCCAAAGGGTGACAATAAAAATTATCAAGTTGGCAAGATAGCGGCAACTCAAGGGTTACTTATATGACCTTTGAGAGCAAAAATTGATGCTAAAAACAGAAAGACAAACACATGAAACAAGATAAAAAGCACGAAACTAAAGATAAATGGCTACGAGAATATAAACAAAAGACAGGCATATACAAAGATATAACAAACGCAGATTATCATGCAGAAACAGGGGTTAACGCTTCCTTCTTAAAGCAATGGATCACCAAGTCACCGTTCCACGCGATGCATAATCAGTTCAACCTCGCCAAGCATGTGGCAGACGTGGGAACAGCAGTGCATAGCGAAGCATTAGAGCCAGAGCTAGGCAATGTGTTGGTGTCAGATGAGAAATCACGCGCAACAAAAGCTTTCAAAGAGTTAGACGCACTAGCCCAAGCGCAAGGTAAAGTCGTTCTGCCCCGCAAAGATTACGATATGGTTAAGGGGATGGTGCATGGCGTCAAAGCTGACTATGGCGAGATTGTAGGCGGTTTGATGAACGATCAGCATTGTGGAAAGCTCCTACAGCAAAAAGATAAGCAAGTAGAGCATAGCTACTTTGTAGAGCACCCTAGCACTGGCCTTTTGCTGAAATGCAGACCAGACATTTATTCGCCAAAGCTAAGAGTTATGGGAGACGTAAAAAGCGCCGCGCAAGCTGATCCCAAAAACTTTGGCAAGGCCATTTTTAGGCTTGGGTATCACTTCCAAGCTGCGCATTATTTGCTTTGTGCCAAGCTCTTAGAAGTAGAGGTGCAATACTTTGGCTTTCTAGCCGTAGAGAAAGAATGGCCCTACCCTGCGCACTTCCACACTCTTGACCAAGAGGCGATAGAATACGCGACAAGCGTCGTTGAAACAGCATTACAAGAAATCGCAGAAGCAAAGCAGACCGGCAAGTATAGCACTCGTTGGGGCAGCTTCACGATGCATAACCTACCCGATTATCTAGATTAAAAAGGAGACAAACATGGATTATCGACTCACAAACGTCAAAGCACTTTGGCCAAAACTGGACAGAGCATACAAATTTGACCCAACCCCTACAGAAAACAGGCCGAAAGGTGGCAGTGTGCCTTGCGATGCAACGGACCCAGACGGCAAGTATGAAATGCACGTCATTATGGATCATGAGCAAGCAAAAGACCTTGCCAATACAATGCGTAAAGCTTGGAAAGAAAGCGACAAAACAAAAGCAGAGCCGTTTTACGCAACTGATATAGAGGACATATTTCCGCAAAACGAAGATAATACTGGACGTATCGCCAAGCTTGTCAAAAAGACTTACCAGGACGCAAACAGCAAGCCACGCCAATATATGAAAGATGGCAGCAAAGCAGCAGACGATTTTCAGCTAACAACCAACAGCACGATCCACGTTATGCTTAAAATCTACCCTTGGTCATTTGCAGGTAAAACAGGGGTGCAGCTACGTCCAGAAGGCGTGATGGTGGTTGAGCTTGCAGAACGTGAACAGCAAGAGCAAAGCAATCCGTTTAATGACCTTGTTGAAACATCAGATGATGCAATCGTAAACGAATTTGCAGACTTGCTAGACGGCAAAAAGGCAGAAACCAAGCCAGATAAAAAGTCTGCGTTTGGCGGCGATCTTGGCAAGAAAGATAAGCAAGCTGCGTCAACAATGATAGATGATGAAATTCCATTTTAGAGGTGCATCATGTTTGAAAGTAAACGGAGAGATAGGCTTTATCCGATAGATCCAAGTGAGCTTGCAAGCGACAAACAGCTATGGAAAATTAACCAACTCACTATGCAGATAAATAACACAATTGTGAGGATCAAAGAGCAAGGCGGCAAATCATATATGAGCGTATATTGTGATACTATGCGAATAAACTTGCCGATTACGAAGCAAGACGCATGGAAAGCAATCGACTCATTAAAGCAAGATTTAGATTATAAGCAGCGTACACTAGAGCGTTGTAAAGCTGATGCCTGACTACGAGCAACCATATTGGTCAGAATGGTCAGACAGGATTATCACCAGGTACAACATGAAGAAAGTGTCTGGTGGTAATGCTAAAGCTGAATATCACGGCCCATGCCCTTCATGCGGTGGCACAGACAGGTTTCGCATCAACGAATATCAGAACCTTGTCAAAGTGCATTGCAGACAGTGTAACGACTTCCGTAGCATCACAGATGAGATGAAGCACGATGGCGTGTGGCCTGTTTTTAAACAAGAAAATGCGTTTGAGCATAAACCAACTGCAAGCGATTTTGAAAACATAATTAAGCTAAAACCGGGCAGCAATATGACAAACTATATAGAGGCAAAACAAATCGAGCTAATAAATGCTGAACTTGATGGTGATACGGTTGTAATCCCTCTCTATAATTTTAGCCAAGAGGTTGTTGGGCATCAAAGAATAGCACCCAATGGACTGAAAAAGTTCAACAAAGGTCTCGTCAAAGATCAGGCTTTTGGCGTCATAGGCACGCTCACAGGCGATTGTACAGCATGGGTGACAGAAGGTTATGCAACCGGGGTGAGCGTTCATATGGCGTTAGATCAGCAAGTGCCAGTGATCTTTGCGCTAGATGCAGGCACCCTCCCCAAAATATGCAATGCGTTTGCTATACAATGGCCAGACATTAAGTTGCAGATCGCAGCAGATCATGATACGCCAGGGATCGCAGCCGCTAAAGCTTCACAGAGGCAGTATGCACTTCCCGTAATACAAGGTGCAGATTGGAACGATATACACGTTAGCGAAGGCTTAGACAGCGTAAAACAAGGCTTACAGCGGCTGCACGATGCATGGGTAGAAAAGCCCAAGCCCAAGCTGTTTACGCATATAGATGATCTTGTCATACAAAAACCAGATTGGCTCATAGATGGCTTGCTAGAACGCGATACACTGGCGATGTGCTTTGGTGCATCAGGATCAGGTAAAACGTTTCTGGTGCTCGATATGGCGCTCTCAATAGCCACCGGCAAGCAATGGAACGAACATAACGTAAAACAAAGCAGCGTGTTCTACCTCTGTGGCGAAGGGGGCAACGGACTGACAAGACGTGTCGCAGCATGGAAAAAACACCATCAAATAGAAGATGGACAAGCGCAATTCTACAAAAGCAATCGTGCAGTCATACTCAGTAATGAACAAGCCGTTGCAGAGCTAGAACAAGCCATAGATGAACTCATCGACCAAGCGGGAACACCGGGGTTGATCATCGTTGATACATTGGCCAGGGCGTTGGGCGGCGCTGATGAGCGTTCTGGTGTGGACGTTAACTTGCTCATCATGGCGTTAGACCGGTGCAGAGATAAGTATAAAGACTGTACGGTGCTGTTGGTGCATCACACGGGGCATAGCAATAAAGAGCGTGGCAGAGGGGCGTCAGAGCTAACGGCAAGCCTCGATCATGAGTTTCGCGTTGAGCAAGTCGGTGATGATGAGCTTGCCAAGGTTGTGATGACATGGACAAAGCAGAAAGATGACGCTTTCCCAGAGCCTATGGCGTTCAGCAAACTACCCATAACACTCATGACGCCAGATATGTTTGAGGTGAGCAGCATTGTGCTTGAGGCAACAGCAGATGTGCCAAACATGAGCGGCAATGGAAGTGGCATGAGTAAGTCACAACGCGCCGTGATGAGCCTGTTTGATGAACTGCAAGAACATGATGAAGTTGAGAGAGACAGGCTGCGCGATGAGTACCTAGATCGGTATGCAACGGACAACAGAAGGAACGACAGATCACGGTTTAACAGGCTGCTAACTGGCCTCATAGAATTGCAAAAAGTAACCCAAAAAGATGGGGTTGTTAGGCGGTGTGATGAGGGGTGACATGGAGCGACATGACACGACATTTTTCGACATTTATGTGTCGCGTCGAAATCGAGCGAAACGACATGACATGACACACACCCCTTTAGGGGTGTGTCGTGCCGTGTCGCGTTCGATGGGGTGAATGTCTATGTTTTTAAAGGATTGGTCAGAACTTGATGAAAATGAGCTTACCCAAGCTTTGCAGACGGTAAAATCACTCGCTGAGTTAGAAGGTGTTGCCAATCGTCGGCGTGTGTTGAACAACCCTAACCTCTCAACCTGGAGCGATGCGCAAAAGCAAATCATTCTCCAACGCAAGTATGAGCTTGAGCGTGATGGATGAGGAAATGCTAAAGCGGAGAATGATGACGTTTGAACGAAAACGTGCGCGTCTGGGTTTACGTGCAGCGTTGCCAGATGACAAACGACGTAGGGTTTGGCGTGAGCCACTAACAAAGCCAGAGCTACACATTTTAGATTTCATGCGTAGTCACGGCGTCATCACAGCAAAAGATCTGGCAGGCGCATTGGATGAAGAACTGAAAGACGTGATGCAAGTGTTGCTGAGTTTGATCGACAGAAATTACGTCAAGGTAGTCAGTGAGCGTGGCTACGCAAAATACAGAGCAAGAACCAAGGATGAAATAGATGAACTACAAGAAGATCTTTAACAAAGCGGAGCAAATCGTTGCGGAAAGGCAAGAGAGCTACGGAGACGCCCGAGAAATGCACCAAAGCATTGCCGATAGGTGGAACGGCGTGTTGAAAGAAAAGCTGACTCAGGGAGTCTCTCTGTCGGCCTACGACGTGGCACGCATGATGGCAGAACTGAAGGCTGCGCGTATGGATGACAATGGGTTTCACGAAGATAGCCTGATTGACCAGATAAACTATTTGGTGATCGCTTATAGGCTCGCCGGTGAAGATGCATCAGTTTTTCAGTGGGATGAGTAGTTGGTGTATGATGTTAGTACAGAAGCTTTTCTGTTTGTCTCACGGTAAGCGTTGTGTTCCTCCCATAACAGCGTTTGCTCCAACTAGGCGGTGCCAAAGTTTTCTTCTCCAGTTTTGCTTTGGTACTGCCTTTTTTTGTTGGGGTTGGGTTTAGCTCTAAGGGATATAGTTGTATTTGTTAGGTGGAACATCTAGTTCATCTAAAAGAATACGTAGCAATCGTTCTATGCCGCATGCTTCATCAATAGGGTTTCCATTGTTTACATGATTTTCTACCAACCATTTATATTGCTTTATAAGCTCGTCTGCGTCAGGCACAAAAGCACTTAAGGGTAGTTTTACTCTGTCTTTCATTTGCATTTCCTTACCCCTTACCCCATTCATCAGGATCAATCATTTAATACCCCTCCTCTTTATGATGTTGTGCTAATGCTTCTAGATCATCCCAATCTTTGTATTCCTCGACATCTGCCATTACTGCATGCCGATCCAAATACTTGAA